CCCACCAGTTCCTCCCGGGATCCGATGACATCCCGGCCCGCACGGCCATGGTGCGGCAGTACATGCACATCCGCGGTGACGGGACCACCAAGTTCAAAATCCTGGAAGGTGGCTGCCCGAACCTCGTTCGGGAGCTGAAGCGGTATCGCAAGAAGACCACCACCGTCAACGGCCAGGTCTACGTGACCGACGAGCCGCAGACGCGGGGCGAGGTTCACGCCTGCCAGACCGCGGAGTACCTCTGCGCCTACGAACCCAAGTACCACCGGCCGCCGACGCAGGTTGGCCCAGAGCCGTGGTGGGTGAAGTGGCATGCCAATCGTCTGATGAGACAACGGAAGTCCGAAGACCCGTGTATTTTCCTAGCCCCCAGTGGGAGTATTAAGCGATGAGTTACGAGATGCCGAAGGCGGAAGTTGGTGAGATCGTCCTGTTCCAGACCCATGAAGGCGCCCCGCATGTGCCAGCCATCGTCTGCAAGGCGGCGTCCAGGACGGTGACCCTGTACGCCATGTCTGGGGAGGCTGGGGTGAGCATCAAGCCCTCGGTCCACCATGTCACGGACGAAGGGGTGAATGAGTTCCCGGAGTGGAAGAAGTACGGCTTCTGGGAGCATCGCCCCAAGGATCCCCGGATTTCCCTGCTTTCCGAGCGGCTGGCCCTGCTGGAGAAGAAGCTGGAGGCCCTGGAGCCCAAAAAGGCCAAGTGAGGGCATTAGTCAGTAGGAGACGCCATGTCTGACGAAAACCCTCTGCGCCCGATAGCCAAGCGCTGGCTGGAGTGCATCAAGCAGGGAGAGAAGCACAAGAAGGTCTTTTCGGACGATGCCAAGGAGGCCATGGGCTTCTACTCGTCCGACCCGAACGCCATGTGGGCCAACGAGCATGCGCGTGGCGAGCGGGGCTACAACAAGGGCATTGACCCGCCGCCGTTCCGGATGGTGGTGAACCGTGTTTTTGAGGCCGTCACGCTCTTCGGCTCGGTCATCCACCACCGGAACCCCCAGCGGACTGTGACGGCCAAGGAGTACCCGGTCATCGGGCCGGCGCTCCTGGGCGTGCAGCCGCAGCCTCCCGTGCCGCAGATGGGCCCTGATGGCCAGCCGATCATCGGCCCAGACGGCCAGCCGGTGATGATGCCTGACCCGATGATGATGGCCTACCAGCAGGCCGTTGAGCAGCAGGGCATGCTGTATGAGCGGCGCAAGCTCATCGCCAGGCTGCTGGAAGACTACCTGAACTACACGCCCAATGAACTGGATCTCAAGCGGCACACCCGCAAGGTGGTCGATGAGGCGTTCATCAAGGGCGCGGGCGTGTGGTGGCATGAGCTGTACCAGCCGCCCGGCTCGGCAGTCAGGTTCGCCGGATCCTTCTACGATTCCATCGACAACCTTGTCTGGGATCCGGATGCTGATGAGTTTGAGGATATCCGCTGGGTTGCCCGTAAGCGGATCCAGCCCATCGATGAGGTGTCCGCCAAGTTCGGCTTGTCCCGAGAGGACATGAAGGGGCACATCGAATCCTACTCTTCCCGCGCCGACCAGGGCGACCGCGGCTACGAACACAAGAAGCGTACGGGCAAGACCAACGACCTCATCTGCTACTGGGAGATTTACTCCAAGACCGGCTTTGGGGATCGACTGAAGGACGCCGAGAAGGACTTGCGCGGCAAGTTCGATGCTCTTGGCCCCAACTGCTACATCGTTGTGGCCGAAGGCGTGGACTTTCCGCTCAACGCTCCGCCGGCCATGTTGCAGGAAGAGGTGGACGAGTCTGGTGTCCCGCAGTCCATGTTCATGTCATGCCAGTGGCCGATCCCGTTCTGGGCCGAGCCGAACGGCTGGCCGTTCACGCTTCTGGATTGGCACCGCCAGCCCGGATACTCCTGGCCGATCAGTCTGATCAAACCTGGCATCGGAGAGCTTCGCTTCATCAACTGGGCGATGTCCTTCCTAGCGACCAGGATCGCCACTTCCTCCCAGACGCTCATCGGTGTGGCGAAGGCCGCGGACCCAGATATCAAATCGAAGATCCTTGAGAAGAGCGAAGGCGGCTTCAACATCGTAGAAATCTCCGAGGCCGTGGGACGCTCGGTGAACGATGTGATCTCGGTCTTCCAGATGCCTGGTGTCACCCAGGACATGTTCAACATCATCCAGGCCGTTACGGAGATGTTCGACCGCCGCGTCGGGTTGACCGAGCTCATTTACGGTATGACCAGATCAGCCTTCAGGAGTGCAGCAGAAGCTGCCGTGAAGAGCGAGCAGATTTCGGTCAGGCCCGACGATTACGCCAATACGTTGGAGGACCGTCTGTCGGAAGTCGCCCGCAAAGAGGCCCTCATGGCCCGCTGGCTGATCTACCCGCAGGATGTCGAACCGCTCCTCGGCCCTTTGGCGGCGCAAGCCTGGGGCATGCACGTTCAGAACGAAGCCCCCGACAACATCGTCAGGGAATATTCGTACCGCGTGGAGGCCGGCTCGGCACGCAAGCCGAACATCGCCACCAAGACAGAGAACCTGAACACCTTCATGCAGATCATCGCCCCCGTCTCCCAGGGGCTGATGCAGTCCGGCAGGCCGGAAATCTTCAACGCCATGCTCACCACCTGGGGCAAGGTCAACCAGATGGACGTTGCGGAGTTCCTTGTCCCGCCGCCGCCTCCCCCGCCCCCAGGCCCGCCTCCAGGCCCAGAAGCACCTCCCGAAGCCCCTCCAGCCCAATAGTCCTATATGATCCCCAAATCCATTCTTGACCGCGGCCGAGAGGCTGTCGCTACCTACGAAGCCGCCCTGCCCTACGGCGAACGCTGGGCGGAGATGTGCGCCCTCCAATGCCCTCCCGGCACCAAGGGCACGGAGAGGGCTTTCCTGGAAGGCCGGCAGAACAACGAGCAGTTCGACAGCCTGCCCAAGCGCCAGGCCAAGTACATGATCCGTGAGGCCAAGCAGGCCGGGATCAATCCCTCTGGCAAGTATTACTGCGCTGGCATTGCCGACAAGCGTGGCTGGCGTGATCCGGCCGCCTGGGTCAGCAGCAACGACGATGTGCTGAAGGTGGCCAAGGCCCGTCGCATGGCAGTCTCAGGCAGCGTGAACTACGACCCCGGCCCTGCCCCTCCGCAGCGCACCGTCTTGGCGGAGTCGATCATTCAGGACGCCGTCCGCAAAGAGAAGCGAACGAACCCCTCGGCCAAGACGAGCGAGCTGCGGGCCAAGGTCATTGAGAAGCATGCATACCGAGCGAAAGGACGAGGAGTATGAACGAGATTGCCAGGCACTTTAGCCCCGGGTCCGTGATCACGGCCAACAGTTCGGCCGCGACCACCTCGGGTCAGTTCCCGTTCGGCCGGTTCGGCGGGGCGTGCGTGATGATTGCCAACACCAACGGCGCCACGCAGATCAACTGGTTCGGGACCGTCGATCCTGGCGTGACTCCGCAGCGGATCTACGCAGATGGCTCGGCCCTGTCTACGGCGTTGACGGTCGGCATCCATCCCGTTCCGGACGCCTGCTTCGCCGTCAATCATGTGGTGCCAGTGGTTGTGGGTGCGACAACCTGCGCCATGACCGTGATGGCCAAGGGGTAGTCGCATGCCGATGAATCCGAGACTGCTGCGGCCGAAGGCTAGCGGTCAGGCAAATACGTCTTTTTTGCCAAGCAGCATTTCTGGAATGCTTGTCTGGTTCGATGCTGACGACGCCACGACCATAGCTCAAAACAGCGACGGAACAGGCGCCGCAGGTAATGACGATCCTGTAGGGTATTGGGGCGACAAGAGCGGAAACGGCGTTCACGCCACGCAGTCAGTCAACCTAAACCGCCCCGCCGCTAAATCGGCTTTGTGGAACGGAAAGCGTGCGATTCTGTTTGATGGTGCCGATGATTTCCTAGAGACGGCCGTGGCTATTGACGCTGCCAGCACGCGCGACCTTACCCTTTGCATTGTTGCTGATGTGTCCGCAGGAAACGGAAACTTTTTTACGCTAAAGCGAGACAATGGAGACGACTATATCACTGGACTTGCCATTGACTACGGGCTCGCAAACTCAACTGCCATGCAGTTGACGTTTGGGCGCGGTGCCGGAAGCACACTCGGTGATTATGCCGACCGGTATTTTTCTTTTACTGGCGCATCTGCAAGGTTCGTAATTGTTTGGGAGTTGTCTGGCAGCGATGGAACTCTGTCCGTTTCAATCAACGGCACCGACCTTACGCAGGACATTACGGCCGGGAGTGGAAATTTGCCGACCGGAGATTTTTTGCTAACCGGCAGCGGATTGCACCGGGCATTCATTGGGGCGCGAGGCTGGGCGGCAGATAACACTGCGACGCGCTGGCACGGCGGACATATAGCGGAGATCGTTGTTTACGATTCAATTCTCTCGCCAAACAACCTTTCGGCACTTACGTCGCACATGATTGGCAAGTGGGGAATAGAATGAGATATTTTCGCACGGCATCTGACGCCGTCTATGAAGGCGTGAGGCGTGAACTAGACAATGCGTGGGGGCTCCCGTCCAACGGCCAAGAGACTTGTTACATGCCGGCCAGCAAAGCAATCAAAGACACTGATGGGCGTTGTCTGTTGGCCGTTCCAAATGAGTTTTGCGAGTACGATGCGGTCGCTAGTGTGCTGCCTGGCCTACTGGCTGCGGGTGCTGTAGAAGAAATTAGCGCAGCGACTTACCGCGCCTCTTTGCCGCAACCGCCGTACTACCGAACGATCATGCAAGCGTTCCAGACTGCGATGGGGAGGAACGTCTAGTGACCCTCTCCGACCTCACGCTCCCGATCAGTGACGCCGACGCCAAAGAATTGGCGCTGGTCTTCACGCCGAAACTCGCCGCGAGGCTCGCGGAACTCCACGCGGAACACGGCACCACCAACTGCGTCCCGATGCCTCGCGTTCTGACGGACGGCCGCCTCATGCTCTGCGGCGACGTGCTGACAGAGGTGGGGCCGGGAGGCTTGCTACAGGGGGTGTGGGAGGCGGCCGACAAGGCGGTCTTGCTGCCTGCGGTGGAGGTGATCCCTTGGAGCGAGGCGGTGGCGCTGCTGCCGGTGGAGGGGGAGTAAGTGGGCTACAGCACGTACTACGACCTAGTCGAATCCCTGATCGTCTCCTCCTACGGCGGGCCGCAGGATGCCGAGCAGCGTGACATCCGCTCTGCCATTCATCGGGCGTACAACGAGCTGACAACGATCCGGGACTGGGGCTACTACTCCGTTCACGGGCGCATTGTCACCAACCCGGCATATACCACCGGAACCATCGGAGTGACCTCCGGGGCCGTGACGCTCACTGGCGGATCGTTTGCCACGGCCGGCGTGACGGCAGCGAACGCCAAGCACTGGACGATCAGAACGGGCGACCGTTCGTATCCACTCGCCTCCTATTCCAGTGCCACGGCGGTGACGCTGGAGTCGGCCTTCTCTGGAATCGATGTGACGGCCGGGTCACCATTCACCCTGTTCCGCACCATCTACCCACTGCCGTCCGACTTCAAGAACATGGACGAGCCCAGCGATGAGTTCAACTGGTGGTCTGGGCTGTATGTGACCCCCGATGAGGCGATGAAGATCGAACGGGTGAGCAACTCGTCAGGCGAGCCCTACCACTGGACCCTGATCAAAGATCCCCACGGTGCGAGCTGGTCGATCAAGTTGGTGGGCTGGCCGACCGCCAAGGAAACCATCGACTTCACCTACCGGCGCACCGCCAGGCCGATTCGCTATTCCGGCCATGAGGCAGCCCTTCGCCAGGGGACGATCAGCCGCAGCACCACCACCGTCACCGGAACGGGAACGGCCTTCTCGTCTGCGATGGTGGGTTCGATCCTGCGAGTGGGCGATGTCACCAACATCCCGGGGCCGATTGAGTCGCTGACGCCGTGGGTGTCGGAGAGCCGCATTGCCACCGTGGGATCATCCACGGCCCTGACTACCGAGGACTCTGGGACGGTATCGGGTTCGACCAAATACCTGATCACCGATCCGATGGATGTGGCCCCGCACATGCAGGCCGCCCTGGATAGCTGCTGCGACTACTGGCTGGCCCGCATCCGCGGACAGGCGGTGGACAAGGCATTCCAGATGTACCAAAGGGATCTCAGGTTGGCGATGGAACAGGACCAGCTCGCCCCACTCAGCGGTCGCAGCCGACAGGTTTACCATTATGGGGGCTGGCGTAGTCCGCTCATGCCAGACCAGGGATGATCGTTATCGACTCATGGAAGGGACTGGTCACTAACGCCAGCCCCTACTCCGTGCCTGCGACTGCGGCGGCCACGCAGGTCAATCTGCAAGCCCTGGTGCCGGGGTCTGTCGTTGTCCGCAGCGGCATGACCAACGTGTCGTTCGCCACGCACACCGGCTCCACCACAGCCGTTGTGCAGATGTTTCACTTTCAACACAGCACCACAGGCCACTTGGTCTACCAGAACGCCGCAGGCGGGATCTATGTTGCCAAGGGGGCTGTCTGATGCAGCTTGGCTCTGGGGTGGTCAAGGTGACGGTGGGTTCAGGCGGCGGCGGCTACGGCTCTGCGCCGTCCGTGACCATCTCCGGTGGCGGCGGGACTGGCGCCGCGGCGGTCGCCCAGATGGCCGGCACCATGGTCCAGGGCGTGATCATCACCAACGCCGGAACGGGATACACCTCGGCCCCGACCGTTTCGTTTTCAGCCGGCGCCGCAGCAGCCACCGCTAGCGTCCTTTCGTTCGCCGGCACCCGGCCCGTGACGTTCTTCAAAGGCCGGCATGACATGTACGGCGTGGACGGCCACGGCCGTGGGTTCCGCTGGGACGGCGAGACGCCATACCTGGAACCGTTGGGCATCTCTAAGCCGGCGAGCTTTGCCGCCCCTGTCGGATCGACCTCGGGGCAGAAGTATTACGTTGCCGAAGTGCAGGTCATCGACCGCGGCAATGGCTACGCGAGCGTCCCGGGAGCCGCGTTTACTGGCGGCGGTGCGACAACGTCAGCGGCGGCAGTGGTGACGGTCGCCAACGGCAGGGTCAGCGGCGTGCGGCTAACCGACCGCGGTACTGGATACACGGCCGCCCCGCAGGTGTCTTTTGTCGGCGGGCAGGGCAGTAGCGCTGCGTTTACCTGCAACGTCCAAGGGAGCCTTGTGGGCCTGGAGTTCCTCTCTGTCGGAGCTGGCTACACCGGGGCACCAACGGTCACGTTTCACAACACCCAGGGCCTGACGGGCGCCAATGTTGTTGTTGGCGTGGACACGGATGACAAGGTGGTGGTGGGTGCCGATGTTCTGGCGGGAGGGACAGGTGCCACGGCCGCCGGAGTGACGGTTTCGCTTATCGGAGGAGGCGCGACCACGCAGGCGTCGGCCGTGCCTGTCCTGGAGTATTCCGTTCACTCTGTGTCGGTGGCAAACTCTGGCACGGGGTATATGTCTCCGCCCGTCATCACGTTCTACCCTCATCCGCAGGACTACCTGGGTGGCGGTGCGGCAGCGACCTGCGCCATCAACTCCGCCGGGCAGATCACTGGCGTGACGGTGTTGGCTGGCGGTCGATACTCACTCCCGCCCACGGCAGCCATTGCTGACACCAGTGCCAAGGCCCTAGCAGTGGTCGCCCCTACTATCAAAGGGATCTATCAGTGCTGCATCCGCTACCTGGATGACACGCCCGAGTCTCAGGGCGGCCCGATCCCAAGTTCCATCTCCGAACTGAAGGAGATCGATGCCACCACTGGCCTCCAGTCGCTCACCTGGTCGCTGAATAACCAAGGCATGGAAAGCCGGGTGCATGCGATTGAACTGTGGCGGACCACCGCCGATCAGTCGGTGGTGCTGTACCGGGTTGCCAGGATCGACAAGGTAGACGGCGTCTTCACCACCACATCATATGTAGACACCCTCACTGACCTGGACCTGCTGGACACCGACCGCAATACGGTTGCGTCCAACGTCAGCAGCGTCTACGGCCTGATGCCGATTGTCCTTCCCAGCGGCCAGGTCAACGCTCGTCGGTTCGATCCGCCGCCGCAGACCATGGCCGTTGGCTGCATGTTCCAGGACCGGGCCTGGTATGCCGTGGACACCACCGGCAGCAAGCCCAACAGCCTCTACTACTCCGAGGTGGACGAGCCCGAGTCGGTGCCCGAATCCAACGAGCTGGTGGTGCAGGAGAATGCCATCGACTCCGATGCGATAGTGGCGTTGATTCCATTCGGCGGATCCATGCTGATCGCCCAGAACCGGCACGTATACCGCTTGCAGTATGTCAGCCAGCCGATCATCGATGCGTCGATCACGCTAGTCTCGTACCGCGGGGCGATGAACTCCCGGTGCTGGGATGTGTTCGGCGGCGTGGCTTTCATCGCGGATGACTATGGGGTCTACGCCTTTGATGGGTCACAGGAGCAGGCCATTTCGGCCCCTATCGACAACTATTGGCGTGACGGCATCATCGACTTCACCAAGCGAAAATACTTCTACGTGAAGGCCAGCCCGCAGGAGCGGGTCATTCGGTTCTTCTACTGCCAGGCCACGGATGGGATCTATCCCAAGCGGGCGCTGTGCTACTCGCTGTCCACGCAGGCATGGTGGGAAGAGACGTTCCCACAGGCTATGTCCCATGCCGCGGCATCGGTGGCCGGTCAGCGGCAGACGGTGCTGTACGGCGGCGAGGCCGGCAAGATCCTTCAGCCTGGTGGGCGTGTAGATGCCACTACCTCCGGTAGCACTACCGCCGTGCCGTGGCTCTATCGCAGCTCGCCGCGTCCGTTGGTTGACGAGAAGGGCAACCGCTCGCTGGGCATTCTGTACACGCCGACGCCTGAGTCCATGGCGATTGGCCTGCACTACAACAACTCCACCACCGCGCGCACCAATGCCGTGGCTGCCGACCGCGGGGATGGCGTGACTGTCGTTACCGGCTCGTCAGTCGCCACGCTGAACATGGCCTCCGACCGCAGCGCTCTTGGCCAGGCGACTGGGTACGCCCGCGTCAGCATGTCTGGCCGAGTGGACGAGATGAGCGCCGGTGGTGATCGGCATGTGGCGATTGCCCTTTCTGGAACGCAGTCCACGGGCACCGTGCAGCTCCACTCCATGACAGTTGCGGGGGCCAACTGATGCTGACACGCGCGGCGCCAGCGTTTAACCGGGCGATGCAGGGGCAGGTCAGTCCGGCCCAGCAGGCACTGACGCAATCGCTGTTCAACTGCGCCCAGCCGATGGAGCATCGGGGGCCAGTGGCCTTCAGCAACGGCCTGGCCTCCCCTCCAGGCGGTCTGGTGCCAGCCGGCGGATGGAACCCCAACGACTATCCCAACCTATTCCGACCGCAGGGGTTCGTTGAAGCCCCGTCCGGCGGCGGATACCAGGCAGGCGATTGGAACAGCACGTTCTACGGGTCACCGTACTTCGATCTACGGACGGTTCTCCAGCAGAGCCTGAATCAGTACTACACGGCTCCTGCGGTCACGGTTCAGGGTGACACCTACACCGAGAACCTGACCACCGAAAACCATGTCGCCAACAACATCACCGTCGAAACGATCAACGGTGAGCCGGCCCCAGGGACAGACGGGGCAGATGGTCCCGCTGGCCCGCAGGGGGCCCGGGGCTTGGATGGTATTCCTGGTTTCTTGCTAAACATCAACAACATCACTCAGAGGGTAGACGCCGACCTGCGGCCCATCACCAACTGGCTCGTCAACCTGGACGGGCGAGTTCGGTTATTGGAGCGACAGATCCGGTCGCTCCGGGTTACGGGCTTGCCGCAAGGGAAGAAGATCCTGCGAAGGGCCATATTTAATGAGGAATTGTGCCGAGTAGACGAGAAGAAACTAGGGGTCAACCTGAAGGTAGTCGTTCGGCCCTGAAACGGACATTAGTCAGTGAGGGAAATACATGTTTAACACCGCACAGCCGTATATGTCCTTTAACGACGGGGCCGCCGGCCAGAGGGCTCAAGCCCAGGCTGGCCTGCTGGGCGCGCTCTACTCGCAGCCTGGGCAGTTCGCCGGCGCGGCAGGGCAGGCGTTTGGCGGCATGGCACAGGGACTGGGCAACGTCGCCGGTGCTATGGCCAACGAGCGAACCGGCTGGTACGGCGCCAATGCCATGGCAGAAGCGGCCCGTCAGAACGCCGCCTCCAACATCGGGGCTGGGGCCCTCAGTGCGTTTGGTGGGGCCAGCAATAACGCCATGCAGGCGTGGGCTGCGAACCAAGCTGCGTACCAAAAGTCAGTGGCGGACATGCAGGCCGCCAATCAGATGGCCCGTTCGCAGTACGCCACTGGCCGCAACAACAACCTGGCTGCCCTGGCTGGGGCTGGAGTGCTGTCTGGCATGAACGCTCCGGGATCAGGGTTCTCTGCGACGGGCGTGTCGGGGCCCATTTCATCGGGCTCGTTTGGCGGTTCGTCCTCACCGGGCGGATCCATGTCGTTCCTAAACACGCTGCGGCGTGACATCCTGTCGGGCGACGGTGGCATCTCGTCGCAGGCGGACTCCGGACGGGAGCAGCTTGACAGTGCGTACTACAGCTCGCGGTACGCCCCGCAGCAGATGCTGTCCCAGACTCTGGGCGGCCTGCACTCCCTCGCCGGCCAGGGGCTTGGTGCCTCGCAGATGGGCATGAACCAGTTCTACGCAACGCAGAACAACCCAGCGAACCGTGCCCAGTTTGGTGGCGTGCTGAACCAGTTGAACTCCGGGTACAGCGGTGCATTGGGGCAGATGAACAAGTACGGCCAGATGATGCAGGGCGCCATGGGGAAGCTGCATGACGCCTTTGGGATCACTGGACCGCAGGCGCCGAGGAAGGCATGGCGGCCCGGTACGTCTCCTGACATTGTGCGAAGCGGACGGGGCTTCATTGGAGATATGGGCTAGTGATTTCGTACGACACCAGGCTCGCGTACCGCCCACCTATCTCTGATGAGATGCGTGCGGGTGCGTTGGCCGGCATGAAGAAGCAGTCGCCGGCTGGGTATGACCAGACGGCCAAGGACACCTACAACGCGGCGGCCAGCGTGCGAGCGGCCGATTACTCCCGCCAGGCCGATGACGCCAACATGCAGTACGGCGTGGCCCATCAGAAGGCCCAGCGAGGACTTGCCCTCCAGGGCTTGCAGCAGATGGCGGGCCTCCAGCAACTCCAGAACCAGTACCAGTCTTCTCTGGCTAGCAGTCTCCTTGGGGGGCTATTTCGATGAACAACGTCAACCTGGCGCAGCCGCCGCTGCCGTCCTATGACTACCGTGCCAACCCCAGCCCGTTCAACGCCGGAATGGCCCAGGCTCACGCGGCCGGGGATGTGCGCTACAACCTCAAGCCGCTTGACCGTCCAGGCATGTCCCGCGGCGCCGGCCAGCGGCAGCATGCTGGGGCCAAAGCGGCCACGGCCATGGCTGATGGCATTGCGGATGCCTACGGCCAGCAGGCCCAGCAGGCCAACAACGCCGCGCTGGCGGGTCTGACGGCCGAGCAGGGACAGGAACAGTTTGCTCAGGCGCTTGGCGCGCTTCAGCAGCAGAACGCTTACGCCAATGCCATGGCCCAGCTTCAGCGGGCCGGCGCTCTTTCGGGGCTTATGTAATGAAGATGGACTTCGACATCCGTGACCTCAACCGCTCGGCTCTGGAGCGCATGGTGAAGCAACTCCTGGTCGCCAAGGACGGTGACGAGAAGAAGATCCTGGACAAGCTCCAGAAGCGGGCTGAGAAGAACGACCTGGCTGACCTGGACGAGGAGATGCACGGCAAGCCGAACACTCCCGAGGTCGCCGAAGACGATCTCCCCGGCGACGGTGAGCTGGCGGACCTGCCCAAGAAGAAGGCGAAGAAGAATGGCTAAAGGCAAGGCGCGTGGCTTTGAAGCGTTGATGGGCTGGCTGTCGGGCCGGGGCGTGGATCCCGACCAGGCTGAAGCGCTGCTTCGCTCCATCCCCAACGTGGAGAACATGACGCCGGCCGACCTCTCCCGGCTCATCGATGCGATGAACTCTCCCGCCCCACGGGCACGGATGGAGAGTCCGGTGAGCGTGGAGGACCGCGTGGCGGGCAGTGCCCAGACTGGCATGCGCCCCGATCCCAATATCCGTGCCGCGCTTCAGGAGCTGGACCCCGAGTTCGCGGCTCGCATCGACACCGCTTCTCCCGAAGAGATCATGCAGGCGTACCGCAACGCCGTGAACAAGGCCGATAAGGTTCGCCGCGGCCGCCCCAAGATGGTCATGGACACGCCCGTCGCTGACGTTGCGCCGCCTCCTCGCCCAACCCGGCAGATGGAACTCCCGCTCGGCCCGAGCGCCCAGGAGCCGGACATCCGCTCGCTGATCCCGCTGGGCCGTCCAGGCCCGGGTGTCCCAGGACAACTGTCTGGCCCGGGTCAGATCCTGACCAGGCAACTGGACATGATCCCGGCTCCTCTCCGCGGCCTGCCGGCTCCCACTCAGCGCCGGCTTGGAACGACGGCTGGCGTGCCAATGGGGCCGTCCAGCATGCCGGCCATCGATGTGCCGTTTGAGGTTGTGCAGCCCACGCGGAGGCTGACAGACGCCAGGCAGACGGACGATTTTACGCAGCGGCTTGCAGACGGCCGAACGCAAGCATGGAGCGGAGGAAGTGCGGACGAGTACGTTGACTGGCTTACCGGCCAGCCAGTTCGTCGGCCAAGGGCTGGGTTGCCACAAACAGCCGACGAACTTGCTGATGGCCCGTCGCCGGGAATGCGCCCACGCCCGGTCGATGCGCCGAAGGCTCCGGATGACGGCCCAAAGGTTCCGTGGAAGTCACTCGCTGGCGGCCTCGGCGCCGGCCTCGGTGTCAGCCAACTCATGCCCGAGAACGCCTTTGATGGAAAGGGCTCCAGCACGGCGGATCTCGCTGCCGAGTCTCGCCCCGCCCCCAAGGTGGAGGCCACGCCGGCAGTTCCGCAGCCCGCCGTAAAGCAAGGCCCTCCGGACTACGCAGCCCAGGCTCGGGAACTCATCGCTCGGGCCAACGACATCCAGCGGCAGGCGGGCCGCCAGACGCCCGAGTCCATCGCCCTGATTAATCAGGCCAACAAGCTGTATGAGATGGCTGCCGAGGGCCGGCGCAATGGATCGCAGCCTGCGATCATGCCTGTCGAACAGCAGAACCAGCAGACCAGCTCCATCCAGCGGAACTCCCAGCAGCAGATCGCCCAGAACCAGGGGTCGGACTACCGCAGCCAGGCCCGCCGGATGATGGCCGAACTCAACATCCGCTCCTCGCAGGGCAATATCTCTTCAGCGGAGTATTCGGCCGTGAAGCGGCGGATCGATGAACTCTTCGCTCTGGCTGACGCCGAGGGCCGCAACAAGCCGGCGCCGCGTGGCCAGGGCATGGGCCGCACGCAACTCATCGGGAAGCCGAAGCGCGGCCCGAGTGTGATCGGCCCGACGCGCGGATACAAGAAGCGAACGTCCCCAAGCACTACGTGAGGTTGGAATGAGTTGGCTGGCGAACAAGAGCAACGACGAGCTTCTGGGCTACCTGAACAACGACGATGGCACTGGCCTGTCCGAAGCCGCCAAGCAGGAACTGGCACGCCGCGGCGCTCTTCCGGGATGGTCCAGCGAGCCAGCCAACGTCGCTGCCGACCTGGAAGCCTCGGCCACGCCGATTGCCATGGAGCCGGAAATTCGCTCTGCTGCACCGCAGCGACCGGGGCTGGAGCGTCCAGGAAGCGATCCCGCCGGCCTTGGGCCAGCCTCGCCGCAGTTGCAGGAGCAGTGGGACAGCAGCGAGGCCCATGCCCGTGAGGCAGGCCGCATCATTCGCTCTGGCCTGCACCCTCAGACGCCCGTCGATCCAGGAACTCCTGAACAACAGGCGCGCTGGAATCAGTTCCTGGAAGACAACCCCGACGAGATGCAGCGGTATCGCCCGCAGGAGTTTGCGGCGCGCGAGGCGGCAAAGCAGGCAGAGAGTGACAAGGCGCACGCCGCAATGCTGGAGCAGAAGTATGGGCCTGGCACCGGCGCCAAGTGGCTTGCGGCTCGCGAGCAGGGGCGAGGGGTTGGCACGGATGTCATCCCGGTTCACAAGCCAACCGATCAGGAGATTGCGGAGAGGAACGCGGCCGACGCGCGCTACACCCAGAACGTCAGCCGTCCTCGGTGGGCGCGTGAGGCTGGCTTGAGCCAGGACGTTGCCACGGAAAAGAACGAAGACGGCACCGGGCCGAAGATGTCTGACAACGACTTGCGTCTTGCCGCCGCTAACCAGCGACAGGCGGACAAGCAGGCCCGTGAACTCCAGTGGCGCGCCACGGTAATGATGCGTGCCGGAAACTACGCTGGGGCGCTGGCGCTGCCCGGCCTGGATCCGGCCATGCAGTCTGCCATCCTGAATCAGCAGAACGCAGCGTTGAATGCCAACCGGCCTGGTGGCCCGCTCAACTTCGGGCCCACGCCGCTTGGTGTTGAGGCCATGCACAATCAGCAACTCACGGACCTGGGGCTGCGCGTTGCGCAGGGTCGCGGCTTCCAGCAGGTCACGCCCGAGCAGGCCGCCCTGGCGGCGCAGCAGGCTGACACTCAATTGCGGCAGACCAACCCCTCGGCCGCTGGCGTCAAGGACATTGCTGACGGCAGATGGGACAGCGAGCAGGGGATTGGCGAAATAGACCGCCTCCGCGACTCCATGGACAATGACTGGGGTGGGTTTAGTTATGAAAGCGAGCAGCGTCTCGCAAGGCGTCTCCAGGAACCGCCGTATAACATGAAGCCTGCCGAGGCCGAGGCGGCCGCGTGGGCGTCCGCGAACCGCGAGCGATGGTGGTTCAATCAGACTTCTGAACCAGCGCGCCCGCGTCCCGTTACCGTGAAGCCCGCCGCTCCTGCCGCAGGAGCTAATCCTGGAACTCCGCCTCCTGCACGCCCCGGCAGGCCGAAGTACGTTCCGATGGATTCTTAATGGCACAGTCGCCGCTTTTTGACATCTATGATCCGTACGATCTCCTCAAGCAGCAGGCTGCGATGGGCCTTCTGCCTCCCGACGAGGACACGGATATACTTGGCATCGCTCCTCTTGGGCGTCAGCGAGCGACGATTGCCGACCTCATGCCGCAGGAAGAGAAGAGCGGCCTGCTCAACTCCCTGGCACAGGTTGGGTCTTCTGGCCTAGCCACTGCCGGGTGGTTGTTCGACACTCCTGGGGCTTTAGTGCGTGGCTTGCTGGCGGGTAAGCCGCTGTCGTTTCTTGGGGATTCTGAGGAGCGCGTCACCGGCCGTGAGCTGCTGCGGCAGTACGGCATGATTGGCAACAAGGATACGTGGGGCAACTTCGCCGGATCGCTCGCCGCCGAGGTGCTTCTGGATCCATTCACCTGGGCCAACCCTCTGTCCATCCTTGGCCGCGGCGCATTGACGCAGACTGGCAAGGCGATGAAGGCGACGGGACTTCTGCGAAACGCGGCAGAGCAGGCATGGGCCGGGACAGCGGCCGGTGCAGGGCGACCGGCAGGCCGCGGCGTGCGCAGCTACATGCGGTCCATCACGCCAGAGCAGGCGTTGGCCGAGATCGCGGACCCAACCGCGCGGGCTGAGGCGCTTGCTCGCTGGCAACAGCAGGCTCGGCGATATGGCGTCGATCCAAACGATCTGACAGGCAGCGCCGCCAGGCTCATGGATGTCAGGATCCCCGGCACCAACATCGGAGTCAGCACCGATGTCTTTGGCGAGCGGTTTGGCAACCGATTGGCCGAAGGCTTAGATGCCTTGGGCGAAGCCTCTAAGCGAAACCCGTACACCGCCCCTGTTGTCAATGCGCTGTACGCCGGATTCCACGGCCCGTCAGGCGGCACGCTAAATCCCGACCTCCAGTGGGATTCCCGCATTTCCAAGATGAACGCCTCCCGGGCGGATGAGGCGAGAGAACTACTTCGTCAGCGGCAGCTCCGCGAAGCGCTTGGTGTGGACGCCGAGGATGTGGCGGCTGGCATGCGTGCCGCTGGGGCTGCCAATGTCCCCGCTGCGATCCCCGACTCGCTGCGGCGGTTCAACAGCACCGACGTTCAGCGTGCGTTGGTGGATTATGTCGAATCGTCCGCTGTCCCATCTGCCGCTGGCGCGTACGGGCCTATGCCCAAAAGCAGCGGCGATGCCGTGGCCGACTGGGTGCTGGAGAACGTGCCCGAGTTCCGCGGCATGCGGGACACGTACATGGATGCCGTGCAGCAGGCCAGGCAAAACGCCGTCGCCTCTGGCCTCCCCGACAGGGATTGGCGTGGGGCATCTGGCACGGGCTTCTTCCCGCGGCAGTTGAAGTGGTTTGAGCGACTCATGGATCCCGTGCGTCCCAATGCCACGGGGCGTGTGGAGAAGCCGTGGGGACGCAGTCAGACGCTGATGGATACGGCCGACAACTTCGGTCGCAGCCGACAGGAGTACACCGACATCCCGGGCGGGCAGCGAACCTTCCGCCTGCTGACGGGTGGCCGGGCGCTCCAGTCTGCACCGGGGACACCAACCGGCCTGCCGTTCGATGCGGCCGATCTCCAGCGGCGCCTGATTGCCGCTGACCAGATCCCGGCCCGCGACCTGCTGGACGATGCCTTCGATCAACTCGGGATCGCCCGTCCGTTTCGGGAGGATATCTCTAACCTCCAGGCGTCTGCTGCGTACCAAAACGCCGCCCCACCGGCCCAGCAGCAGATGATGGCCGAGGCCGTGCGGTCGCTCCAGCAACGGCAGGACAAACTCGTCAACTTGCTGCGCGGCTCGGACCAGCAGTTTGCCCAGACCGGGACGGGCATCTTCGACACCCCAGGCTGGACAAACCTGTCTCGCTATGAGCGTGGCCAGAGCCGCGTGATAGCGAACGCCGAGCGGCTGATCCCGCGGCTGGAAGAGGCCACCGCTGTGATTGGGTCCAACGGGCTGGCGGATGGCATGGTGCAACTCACCGATGCCGCTCGTCGCCTCGGATTCGATCCAGACAACCTGCGGCAAGTTTGGCAGCGGCGGTTCGGCGCCGACATCACCAACCTCGCCGTGCCCGAGCGGCTGGTGGAGCAGATGCTGACGGTGGTCAACTCTTCGCGGGCGGGCGATGCCGAGCGTGGAATGGTTGGCCTGCTGGATGGGTTCACCAATGCCTTTAAGGTGGGTGCCCTCGCCAGCCCAGCGTTCCACACCCGCAACACCTATTCGGGCATGCTCAATGCCGGCACGTTCGGGGCCTTCAATCCTGGTGACTGGTACGCCGCTCTCCGGGCCTCCATGGGCAACACCGACGCGCTGGCCCGCCGGCTGGAGAATGCCCCGGGATTCCAGGGACTCAATCCCGCGCAACGTGTAGCCCGATTCCAAGACCTGACTGCGGCCAATCGCATCGGTGGCGGCAACATCCTGGACGATATCAGCGGCCTGCCCGAGCAGCAGATCCGCGGCGGCTGGCTTGGGGCTGGCAATGACCAGAGCGTTGGGCGGGCGTTCTTAAATCCAAACCGCTCCTGGGGAGACTTTGCCAACGATTTCTTCAGCCTGCGTGGCGTCGGCATCACCGACCGGGCGCCGACCCGGAATCGCAATCCGTTCCTGGTACTGAACGATGCCGTTGGATCGGTGTCGGAAGATGCCCTGCGGGGCGGCGTGTTCCTCAACCAGTTGCGGAAGGGCGTGGATCCTGGAGAGGCGGCCGACTTGGTGCGTCTCAGCCAGGTGGACTATTCGCCCCAGGCTTTCACATCCTTTGAGCGCAACGTCCTGAAGCGGGCGCTGCCCTTCTATAGTTTCCAGAAGGGCATTGTCCCGAGCATCGTCAACAACACGCTCTATCGCCCCGGCGGTCTGATGGGGCAGTCGATCCGTGCGGTCACCCGCGGCACGGAGCCGAGCGAAGACAACTTCATCCCCGAGCATCTGCGGCGGTCGGCTGCCATTCCGCTTCCGCCCGAGTGGGGCTCTGGCAATCCCAACCTGCAACGGTTCCTGACGAGCATCGACGCTCCATGGGAGGCGTTCTTCAACACCGTCACGCCCGGCGTGGGTGCCACCACCTCGTCCCGGATTGCCGACACCATCCGCCAGACCGGCTCCAATCTGCTGGGCATGACCAGCCCGATCATCAAAGCCCCGATTGAGTATTTCACCAACCGGCAGCTCTATTCCGGCCGGGATCTCACAGACCTGTACTCAGTCCTAGAGCGGGACTTCGGTGAGATCGGCCGACCGCTAGAGCAGGTGGTCACCAACTTTGTGCCGTTCGGCACCCGTGCCCTCGGCATGTACCGACAGTTCACCGATGACCGCCTAGCCCCGGCAGACAAGTACACCAAGGCAGCATGGAACCTCCTGGCCGGTGCCAAGCTCACCGACATTGACCAGGATCGGGCCAAGCGGCAAGCCGCTCGGGACATGCTCAACAGCATCCTGGAGACAACGCCCGGCGTCCGGACCTATGAGAACATCACGGTCCCAGAGGATGTGCTGCGGGCCATGCCGAAGGAGCAGAAGGACTTGTACCTCTTGTACAAGATCATCCAAAGCGAAGCGGCAAAGCGGGCACGGCAGAAGAAGAAGATGGCCGCAGATCCGCTAGAGATGCTAGGGGCTCTCAACGGTGGGTGATTACCGCGCCGATCTGCTGCGGTCTAAGTATGGACAGCGCGATCCGTACTGGGGCGAGGAGGCATTCTTCGCCAAGAATCCCGCGGTCGCTGGGTATGCAGCCCCGGACCAGAAGGTGGTGCTGAACCCTTACTCGCAGCTCTCGCCTGCGGAAAAGGATTCGGTGGCCCTGAACGAATCCGCCCGCCTGCACATGATGGACAAGGGCACCATCCACGGATTCCCCATCACGCCAGGCCAGCAGCAGTTCTTCTCCAAGACGGCCTACGGGCAGCAGCCGCAAATGGCCCGCCACACCATCGTCGCCCGCATTCTGTCTGGTGACCCATCGGCTGGACCGTACACGCCCGAGCAGAAGGCAGCGGCGGATGGGATCCTGTGGGGGCTCCTCATGGACCGGAAGACCCCCACGCCGTCAATTGGTGCTGGAAAGTTCTAGCGGTGGAGCCGTAGGTTCCTGCCGCTTCTCCTCGGCCACCAGCAGCCTGTCCACGTAGTAAGCCTTCATGCCAGGGCTTCTATGTCCTAAGTGTCCAGTGGCGTCTTTCCCGGCGATCTCGCAGTAGGTCGCCCCGGATCGCCGCAGAAACTTAGTGCTGCCAGGCAGCCCGGCGACACGGGTCAGGTGCCGCATCATGGCCATGGCCTTGTCTCGGCAGATCAAGTCGCCAAAGATACGCGGCCCAAGGATCGGCAGTTGTCGTAAGGCTGCCAGGGCGTTGTCATCCAGCCAGCACACATGGGGCCATCCCACCTTGTGCTGGCTGGGGCAGATACGTTGGCCACGGATTTGGTCATGCCTGATCGACAGCAAGTCATCCAGACGCAGGCCGGTGGAGTAGGCCGTCAGGATCCACGCCCTCGCCAGCTTGTTGCGCGGGCATTTGCGTCCCCCGGTCATGTTCGCAGCTACCGCCAGAAGCGAACGGATTTCCTCATGGCTCCACGCCCTCGGGTTGGGGGGGAGCTGCTTGACTCTCCGGAGGGGCCTGAGTATACTGGCGTCCACAAGTCGCTCGGAGGCGGCGAAATGCAGCAGAACCCGCAGCATTTTCCTGTGATTTCTGACGGTGGAGGGAGCCAGATGCTTCAGGGCATCAGTCAGGTAGGAATCAATCCTCTCTGGGTTGAGGTCGCTCGCCTGCCAGTCAAGGCGGCGGACGAACACCTCCAGTTGTTCCAGGTAGCCGGGGGAGCCTCCTACGCGGTTGTGGTAGATCCTGGCAAGTTGCAGCAGCGTCATGGGGTGCCCTCTTCTGGGGGACGTTCTACCCATCTATTCAAGGTTTTCAAGTCCCAGGAAAATCGCCCTTTTCAGAGCTTCGGGCAACTAGCTCAGTTGGTTAGCGGCCCGTCGCTCCTCGCCCTGTTTGAGCGAGTTGAGCCAATCTTAGACACGGTCTATCTGGCCGTTCTCGCAGCCCTTGTCTGGCTGCACCAAATGGAACTCTGTCTCGGCCTTCTTGTCGCCGGACAGTTTGGCAAAGCGTTCAGGAGGCTCCGCCCACGGAAGGGCTGAAGGATCGGACGGTCGCCCACGGACGGGCTGTTTTTTTCCTCGGAGGTGTACATATGGACATCGATGTTTCTAACGGGCCGGTGAAGGTCATCGGCATGGCGAGCAGTGCCTACCACTCGCTCAAGGCGTTCGACAGCCGGTCATTCCTGCTAGCTGTCCTCAAGGGCGGTGGCGAGGCCCAGCAGTGGCTGGACCAGGGCTATCCCCTGTTCACGGGCAACTCGGCCACCAAGCGTGGCGGGGAGTTCGATGAGATCGTCATGGGCCTGTGTGCCGGGAAGACCTTCGACTCCCTGGTCTGCATCCCGCCGGATGAGGTGCTGGGGGCCAACGGCTCCCGCAGCACCAAGGCATACCGGGAGTGGGAGGCGGCCCAGACCGGCATCTGCTGCACGGCGGATCAGGCGTGGGTCTACAGGAGGATGGTCGAAAGCCTGGAGGCCAACGGTGCCGCCAAGGCGTTGATGGACCAGACCTCCGAGACGCAGTTGTCAGTCTTCTGGCAGGACGAGCATGGACACCTTCTCAAGGTGCGTCCGGACGGCGTGACCCCGGAACTGTGGTGGGATCTGAAGACAACCTCGGCCCCCTGGGATCGGCTGTACCGCAGCGTCTTTGACTACGGCTATGCGGAGCAGCAGTGGCTGTACTGCCGCGGTGCGGAACAGGTCGGTTACCAGCCGTTCCGCATGCCGTTCGTCTTCGTTCAGACCATGCCGCCCTATGCGTGTCATGTGTTCCATCTGCCTGATGACTTGGTGGAGGAGGCTGGCCAGCGGTTGGTCAGCGTGATGGAGGAGGTTCGGCTGCGTCGTTCGACCGGCATCTACATGCCCGCTGATCACGGAGAGATCACGGAGCTTGAGATCCCGCGTTGGGCCCGCGGCAAGCAGGAGGAGGTGGTGATCATATGAATGACAACAACGACATCTTGGGCCCGAGCAGTTCGCCTGCGACCGGCCATTTGACCAAGGCCCTGGCAGCAGCCCAGGCCGACTACCCGGTGGTGAAGTTCGACAGTGCCAACCCGCACTTTCGCAGCAAGTTCGCCTCCTACTCGGCGTGCTGCGAGGCGTTGCGGGGACCGTTGACGAAGAACGGCATCGCTCTTCCGGACTTCCGGCCGGGCGTGGTCAACGGTCAGTGGATCGTCATGGGCACGCTGCGACACCTGTCGGGCGAGTACATCACGGGCATCGCCCCGTTGCTGATGGGCAAGAGCGACATGCAGTCCTTTGGGGCTGCCATGACCTACGCCAAGCGGACGCTGCTCATGGCCCTGGCCGGCGGGTTCAGCGGCGAGGCGGATGACGATGGGCAGAGCGTGGCGATTGCAGAGGCACAGCCTGCAAATCACGCCAAGACCATGCAGTACGAAGCCGAGGCCAAGAAGGCCATCGCAGAGGCCAAGGACGAGGCCACGGCGAAGAAGCATCTGGATACCGTCCGGCTGCGGGCCAAGGAAAAGGCCGTGGCTCCGGAGGTCTACAAGCGTTGTGAGTCGGAGTTCAACAGGGTCTGGAAGAACAAGGAGGAATGATCATGGGTTACCAGCGTTTCGTTGCTCTCGGGAATGTGACCAAGGATCCCGAGATCCGCCAAGTCGGTGAGAACGAAGTGGCCAAGTTCGGCATTGCCGTCAATGGCTACAAGGACAGCGTGGAGTTCTTTGATTGCGAGTGGTGGAAGCCCAACGGCGCCATCGGCTACGTGACCAAGGGAACGTCCGTGCTGGTGGAGGGGGAGTTCCAAACGCAGAAGTGGGAGAAGGACGGGCAGCAGCGCAGCAAGGCTGTGCTGAAGGTCCGCACGCTCCAGCTCTGCGGCAGTCGATCCAAGGCCGAGCCTGAGTACGCCGGGGATTTTGCCTGACAAGAGGCGCGCGCCCGCCCGCGGTGGAGAACCTCCGACTCCACCGCGGGCCCTCTTTATCGGAGACATGAGGACAGGAATGGTTTGCATGGCACGCGAGTACATCGAAGACCCATTGTTTGATGCGGAAGACACGGACATCTGCCGGTCGCTGATCGAAGCGGCGTGTGCGTTTGAGTCTGCCCTGACCGAACTCCAGGCCGAGACGGGCTGGCTGTTCTCCGGGGAAGTCAGCCGTCGCATCACGGAGCTCCTGGGGGATCGCCCTCCGGAACTGCTGTCGGATTCTGAGGTGTGGTTTGTCATCGGCGGGCTTGTTGACAGGGACTGAGATGCAACTGCGTGATTACCAATCCGAGATCGTAGACGCTCACCTGCGTGCGCTCGCAGATGGGGTTCGCTCTACGCTAACGGGCCTGTTCACCGGAGCTGGGAAGACGGTGGTGTTCGTTGAGACGGCCAACCGCATCTCTGGCCGGACGCTCATCCTCGCCCCGCTCCGGGAACTGGTCTGGCAGGCCGTGGACAAGGTGCGCGACATCACGGGGGCCGATCCCGGGATGGAGATGGCGGAGTACAGCTCCCAGGAGGACGAGTGGTGGAGCCCCAAGGTCATCGTCGGCTGCAAGCAGACGCTGATCCGCGGTCGCTACAAGAAGTTCACCGACATCCGGCTAGTGATTGTGGACGAAGCCCACCTTCAGTTCTCACCGGCCTGCCTGGAGATGTTCCGCTGGTTCCAGGATCACGGGGCCATGATCGCAGGCTTCACGGCCACGCCGTTTCGGATGGACGGCACGGCCATGCGGGACTTCTATGAGCAGGAAATCTGCAACCGGGATGTCCAGTGGGCCATCGAACAGGGGTGGTCGGCTCCCTACGTGTGCAAGCTCGCCCGCGTGCAGGGCCTGGACTTGTCTGGCGTGACAGTCTCCGGGGATGACTTCAACCAGAAGCAACTCCAGGAAGCCGTGGAAAAGGAAGCCAACCTCCACCGTATCGCCCTGATTACCCAGGAAGAGATGGAGGGGCCGACCGTTGTGTTCACGCCATCGGTCGCCTCGGCCAAGGGTGTCTGCCACTACCTGACCAACAACTACGGCATCCCTGCGGTCTATGTGTACGGCACCCAGCCCGAGGAGGAACGGCAAGATGCTATCCGGCGATTTAAGACTGGAGAGGCGAAGGTTCTTGTCAATTGCCAAGTTGTGGCCGTTGGCTTCGATCATCCGCCGACCGCCACCCTCATCCTCGGAAGGCCCACAAAGTCCCGATCTTTCTGGTTGCAATGCGTGGGACGAGCCACTCGTCCTCTCCCCGGTGTCGTTGACTACGAAGGCTCGGATCCATCCGGCCGTATTGCACGGATCGCAGGATCTGGAAAGCCACGTTTCAAGATTGTCGATTGCACTGATGCAAGCCTGGACCACCGACTCGTCACAGCCGTGGACATGTTCTGCACGGCCGACAAGGAAGTGCGCCAGGTCATCAAGAAGGCTGCCGCTCAAGCCGCCGAGCCGCTGACCCAGGAGCAGATCGACGCCCTGGCCCAGCAGGAACTGGAGCGCCGGCTGATTGCCCAGGACATCGAAGCCCGCCGCAAGCGGATGCAGGGTCAAGCGACGGGCCGTCTGTTTTCCGAGGAGGTGCAGATCGGCTCGGGTAAGCGGTGCGTCGGAACCTACGTGAACCCGCTGAAGGGCAAGTTCGCCGGCCGCACGCTCAACACGTTGCCTGATTGGTATCTGCGGTGGGCCGCAGTGAACACCAAAGGTTGGGTGAGCAGTCTGTTTCGCAAGGAGAGGGATAGGAGACATGGCAAGCAAACGGCCTGACGTTCTCCTGGATGACACGCTCCAGGAAGTCTTGGATTACTTCGATGTGGATCACGTTTTCCCCACAACTTTCATCAAGGAGGAGAAGAAAGATGGTTGGTTTCGCAGACTACGAAGTCGAATTGCGGCATGCTTTGGCGCACGCCCCAGAGCTGAAGCGTCGGTGTCTGGTGAACGGTCAGCCAGCGGCCCATGTGGCCCGGCTCCTGGGGCTGCGGGCCCAGCAGACGCAGGGGGCAGTGCGGCTGCTGAAGCGGCTGAACTACATGCCGTCGCCCGAGCGTCTCGCCCTGGTGGTCATGCGTGACTGGGGCCTGGATGACGCCGACATCGCAGAGATTTTCTCCCGGTCGAAGCGTTGGGCCAAGGCCGTCCGCGACAACGCGGATGAGATAAAGGCGAACGAGCCCATTCCGGAACGCCTGGAGTTCCTGGAATGCGGGCTTCAGCGAGACGATGTGCCCCCGGAGGAGTTGTACAAGCGCGCGGCGGAGCTGCGTGCTGCGGGTGTGATCCAGGGCTGCATGGTTGGTCAGCCGCGCGTGCCGGTGGCCATGCATGTCTACTCCTTTTGGAATAACTATGCGCTCGTTCCAGTCGGCACTCGCTAACGGCCAGAAGGCTGAACGCAAGTGGGTGGAGGCGATGCGGACCAGCGGACGGTCGGTCGCTCACGGCAAGAAGATCGTTGTCAAGAAGCATTGCAGGAAAACTGGCCATGTCGAAACCCCTGACGCCCTTGGGCTGTTCTCCATTGAGATCAAGGAGCGGAGCCTGTCGTTCGATGATCCGGAGTCCTATCCCTACGACACGGTCTTTGTTGATGACCTGCGCGGCATGGGGATGGAGTCCACGCAGAACCTCATCTACGTGTACCTGTCGAAGCCCACGGGCAAGTGGGTGTGGCTCACCATCCTGGACCGTGACGAAAGCTGGACAGAGGCCGTTACGTATGACCGCGGCCGGGGGCATGAGGTGCCGGTCCTCGTCGCTCCGAAAGCGCATCTCCGTACGGCCGACTCACTGATCAATTTGTTGTACCCGCACGCCTATCTGGACCTAGTAGATGGACCAACCGAAGCCTTCCTTGCAGGAGGAGGAGAGACTGAAGAGCGAGAACGATACGTTGCGAAGACGCATCCGGACGTTGGAGGCCGAACTGCAAAGGCTCCAGCAAAAACTCGTAAGCACATGGGGTGAAATGTAATGTTTGGCAAACAAGTGATCTGGGAAAATATCCTGAAGTTCCGAACCTTCAACCATGTCATTCGGACCTGGGTGGAGCGGAAGGAGCATGGCCCGTCGCACGGTGATGACATGGCCAAGATGCAAGCCTGGGTGGCGGCCAACCGTCAGCGGCTGGACATGCTGCCTGGCGAGGACATTGCCAAGGAGATGGCCAAGGAGTTCCCGCGGATCTCCGCCATCGAAGTGATGAACGGCTTCGCCAATGAAGGCTGCCTCCTGTACCCGAGGTGGCCGTGACCCTCCCGTGTGAACGCACGCTGGCGGTCCTCCGCGCCCGCAATTTCCTGGTGCGGCTCTCCAATGTCTACGTGGAGGGGGGCATCAAGGGGATCCGCCGGGAGGTACGCCAGGAGGCAAGGGGTGTGCTGCGGCATTTCCCGCACTGGTTCGATATGGGGCAGGCCAACTGCTTTGACGAGCAGGCCGCAATGCTGTGGGCCAACGAGGAGGACAAGACATGACCGACCGTGACCACTTCGCCGCTGCGGCCCTCACCGGGCTGCTGTCTGACGAGGCCAATCAGTACCCCACTGCATTGCAGTGGGAACACCTAGTGACGCACGCCTACCGCTGGGCCGACGCCATGCTCAGCGCGGGCACCGGCAATCAGACTGCTCCACCATGCGTGGAGACAGATGGCCCCTCGCCTGCGACAGCGCAGCCACCAGCCTCCAGCGATGGAAGCGGCGAGGGGCAGCCCCTAGACGTTACGCGGCCCGATACAAAGGGAGAGGCGGCGGGTGGGCGGGGGCACAATACACAGGATCCGGTGGCGTGGGCGGCGGTCGCCAAGAACGGTCGGCCGATGTGGCTGGCATACAGCCGCCAAGACGCTGAGGGTGCGGTTGTCGGCATGGCGGAAGTCATCCCGCTTTACCGCGCCCCGCAGACCTGCCCACACGTCGTTGGCCGCACAACACAGTACTGCTCGCTGACGCCGCTCACGCTGACCGACGATGAGCGGGGGGCGATTGCCTACTATGTCGGCACTGGCGGGCCTGATGGTGTAGACGCCACGCTCCGCTCACTGCTGGAGCGAACGAAATGAGCGACTGCCAAGAGGATGCTGACACAAGGCTACGGAAACGGCTGCATGGCATTGCAGACCACAGTATTCGCGTGGTCATAGACAACATGGTGCATGAGGCGGCGTTTGATCGGCAAATGCGCCAACCCACGCTCACCGACGCGGAGCGGGAGGCGATTGCCGAAGCGGCCGGAGCCTACTTCGACAACGACGACGATCCGGAATGCGCAAGGCTCGCGGCCACGCTGCACGGCCTACTGGAGCGGACGAAATGAGCGACCAGATCATTCGGGATGATCTGCGTGGTGACGCCGAGATAGCGAGGCTGCGACTCCAGGCGGCGCACGCGGAGGTGGAGCGCCTGCGGCTCACCGACGAGGAGCGGGAGGCGATTGCGTGGTACGCCGGTTACGGGGCGGGCGATCACGCGAAAACGCTGCAAGCACTGCTGGAGCGATTGGGCTGAGAACACGCAGGATCAGGAGCATCGCATGAGTGACGCAGAGACACCGCAGGACTCGGCAGCGACTCCTGGCCTGGAGGGGCCGATGTGCTACGGATACACGCGCGACGGCGTGTGGCTGGACACACGCTACGGCTGGGTGATTCCTAATGAAGCCGTCGCTGATGTAGGCGAGGCGGGGCCGACCATTAAGCGAGACTGCACGGCAACTGGCAGAAGGTGACACCTAGCAGCATGAGTAGACATCTAATCTTATTGACGATGTGCATCTACGCCTACGTGGCGTGCGAGCAGTTATGTAAGAAGAACGTACCAGGGTTTATTACCTGGGCGTCCTATGCCATGGCCAACATCGGCCTGTGGATGATGGCCAAATGATGCTCCAGCTACACCCGCCGATCTGGGTTGCCACCCCCATGGGCGAAGGCTTTGCCCTGCTGGTCATTGACTACGGGCCTGCCCTCAATTCGGTGTGGGTTGTCCATCACTTCGATGACGGTCAGGTGATACATGTGGACTCGGCCGAGGTCCGGGTCATGGGAAACGAGATGTACGACATCAAGCACCCCAAGACCCCAGTGGACAGGTGTATCTAGCCAGGTCTGCTAGCATGCGTTTTGCGGCCGTATTTGCACAAACCCAGGAAACGTGTGGCGAGGATTTAGAAAGGGCGTTAGAACGCACGCCAGGTGCCTCAGACAGGACATTAGGCACTATGGTACATAGCCCACTGTTTGGGCATCCGGCCTGAAGCTCGGCCCCCCGCCGACTGGTCCCACAGGGACGCGCCAAGAGGGGGCACAACTGGGAGTCTCCGACTCCCTTCTGCGGTAAAGGACAGGGTCTGCCGACTCCGCCTTGCCCGAGGCCACCGGCCAACCGCAGCGCCGTGTCAGGGAGTTCGATTGGACACAGCGGCGTTAAACAACCAGCGTCCATAGCGGTGTCTGCCCGGCTCCGGGGTTTCAGCATCGCCCGACTTCCCTGCCTTGCGCAGGGAGTCGGTGCGCCCTCACCAAGGTTTCAACAGTGAACAAACAAGACCGGCTGGTTCTCCAAGAGTTTGCCTCCCTCTTTCGCTCCTGTGCCGTGTGCTGGTGGCCCGAGTCTGACGGCCGGCGCAAGCTGGACATCCACCATCTGGTCCAAGGTGCCGGTCGCAAGCATGACAGACGGTGCCTACTTCGTCTGTGTGAGAACTGTCACACCGTCTACCACAGCGGCTCAAAAGTCACTGGACTTTACGATCTGAACAGGGGTATACTCCTGGCCTGCAAGCAAGAGTGTGATCCCGAGTATTACGATCCGGAGTTCCTGGCCTCCCTGAAGATGAAGAAGCACCTGGGCTATGAGCCCGAGCCGCTTCCCCAGCCGTATGTCGAACAGCGAGATCGAAACGTAGGTTCATGGAATCGCAGGAACCCCTGACGGCCCAGGTCATCCGGGTCACACGCCGAGACACCGTTCAAATCCGGGTGATGAACCCCCAGTTGCAATCGATGGTCGCCACGTACATGACCGTCGAAGGAGTGTGGTGCGATGAACACGCCGACAACGCCATCATCGACTGGGTGGAGCTGCACGCAGACCATGGACGGCTGCGGCTGCTCACGTTCGGCTGGGTTAGGGACGAGTACGGCCGGTTGCTGGGGGATCTCTGCGACCTCCAGACCGGGGAGTGTCTGTCGGACTATCTAGTGGAGCAGAAGGTGGCATCGCAACGGCCGCACCACTACATGGAAACGATGATGAACCTCATGCATGGGAAGGAACCCGAGGAATGTTGAGCGGCGGCGACACCAAGACGATGAATCACAAGTTCTCCTGCTACTGGCCGACCGAGGGCGAGCGCCGTGACTTCGCCATGTACGGCCGTCTCGGAACCTGGGTGTCTCAGAACCAGAAGGTGCTGGACAAGAAGCCGGTCACTGAGTGCGTGCGGCTGGTGGCCGAGCAGTTCCCCGAGCTGACCTGTGTCGATGGCCGTGACCACCAGGGACGGCTGGCGAGGTGGGCCAAGTGAACTCTCGCCAGAAGGGTGCCCGCGGCGAGCGAGAGGCTGCCAAGGAATGGGCTCGCGTCCTCGGCGGCTCGGCCCGGCGCGGCCAGCAGTTCTCGGGCTCCAAGGAGTCGCCGGACATCGTCACCTCCCATGAGGGCATTCATGTTGAGGTGAAGCGAACCGAGCGTGGCAACCCCTATGACTGGCTGGACCAGGCCAGGCGTGATGCTGGGGACCGGCTGCCGGTGGTGCTGCACAAACGCAATAACCGCAAGTGGCTACTGATTCTGGAGCTTGACGATGCCCCAAGACTGGCGCAGGAAATTGGTGGCCAAGTGGAAGCGTTGGGCCCAGGAGCGGTGGCCGCTCCAGTTCCCGGTGCGGATCTACCTGCGCAACCCGAGGCAGATGAAGAGTGAGCTGGGCTACTTCACCATGGATGACGATCTGGAGCGAGGGACGATAGCGGTTCGGAGTGACCTAGACCATTACGTATTGCTGGACACCCTGTGCGAGGAGTGGTCGCACGCCCGGGTGGTCTGGCTCAACGACGAGGAGGACAACAGCGATGACCCCTACCACCATGCCACATTCTGGTCCGAGTACGGCAGGATCCAGCACTCCTCCCGGTCGGTTGAATGGTGACCCCTACCTGGAGATTTGCAACGCCCTCCATGCCCTGCTTACCAGGAAGCGGGGGTACTACGGATGCCAGTCAAACCCGCTGGAAAACGCACTCGGGGTGCAAGCGGACGGGATTGAGCCCTGGAAATACCAGGCCGCCAGGATCGGGGAAAAGTGCCGCCGCCTCCGCGGTCCTTTGCGGACAATAGATATAAGGAAGACACTTGCTGACATTGCCGGCCACGCCGTGGTGGCCATTGCCTGTTTGGATTATGAGGAACAACATGAATCTGAAGATCGTTCAGTGGCTGCTGAAGCACCGTGAAGCTCTCCTCAAGGTGGTGGAGATCGCCAAGAAGTTCGACCGCACCTCCCCGTACCTGACTCAGTGGGCGGTGGTCAACGAGATTGCCCAGGTGGTCCTCCCCATCCTGGAAGCCGAGGCTGTGCAGCCGAAGTTCTTTGGCTGGGACGGCGAGGACGATCTGGTGGTGGATACCCCTGCCTCCTATGACGCCCGCGTGTTCAGCGCCGGCGCCGAGGTGGCTGCTCTGGGGATCGACTGGAAGACCATCGTTGAGGTGCTGGTGCCGATCCTCATTGCCATTCTCCAGGCGGTCGGCAAGAGAGAATGAGCTTCGTCCATCTGCCCCCATACCGCGTTGACTTCCTCCATGTGCCGCACTCGGCCCAGGAGGGAGTTGACTGGGGTGTGAGTTCCTATGGGATACCCTCCCTGTGGATGACCTCCAAGGGGGAAGGCGTGACGGTGGCGGTGATCGACACCGGGGTGTCGCCGCACTCGGCGCTGAAGGACGTTGTGGTTGACTACCGCAACTTCTCCTCGGACTCCGATGTCTACGACACCCTCGGGCATGGTACGCATGTCGCAGGCGTGATCGGTGCTAAGACCGGCCTGGCCAAGGGCATCGCACCCGAGGTCAAGATCCTGTCCCTCAAAGTCCTCGGCCACTCGGGCATGGGCAGCAACGAGGCGGTGGCCACGGCCGTGCTGCATGCGACCGAGGCCAAGGCCGACATCGTCTGCATGTCGCTCGGGTCCAGCAAGCCCGACAGCCGCGTGCATGAGGCAGTGAAGAAGGCCCAGGCCGCGGGCGTGATTGTGGTGTGCGCGGCTGGCAATGACGGTGGGGCAGTGAACTTCCCTGCTGCCTTCCAGGAAACCATTGCGGTGGGTGCCGTGGACAGGAACGGCAACGCCTGCGAGTTCTCTTCCAGGGGCAAGGAGATTGCCGTCGCTGCCCCAGGGCAGGACATCACCAGCACCTGGCTTGGTGAGGGATACGCCACGGTCAGCGGCACCAGCATGGCCGCGCCGTTTGTGGCTGGCGTGCTGTCTCTGTACGTGTCGGCGCAGAAGAAGGACGGCCGGAAGGTTGACCATGCGGCCGTGACCAAGGCGCTCTCGGAGACTTGCCGCGACTCAGGTGAGCCCGGGCGTGACCATGTGTACGGCTGGGGCCTGGTCGATCCGCACAAGCTGCTGAACTACGAGGTCCGTTCCTCGCAGGCCGGCGTCACCCTGTTCATTCCCGGAGCCCGAATCCTGTGACCAAGTTTCAGATCCTCGCCGTCGCCACCCTCGGGGCTGCACTGGTGTGGCAGTTCGTCATCCCCAAGCTCCCTGCCCTGTCTCTGCCAATCCTGCGGAGGAAGGACGCCACGCTCCAGCACCTGGAGGCTGTGATCCGCATCCGGGAATCCTCGTCCGCGTCTGAAGTGAAGACCGCCTGCAACGCCCTTCTCCAGGCCCTGCTCAAATGAAGTACCTCCCTCTCGCATTGGCGGCCGTGTTGGTGGTCGCCAGTTTCGTTGGTTCCCCACGGCCAGCCGCAACTGGTCCCGTAGCTACAGCCCTATCGTCGGCTCCCTCCACCGACCGGGCCAAGGTGAACGCCATCTACCGAGCGCTCGGTGATGTGATGGCCAGGGACTCAGGCCGGCTGATCACCACCACCGCAGCATGGCGAGCGATCTACCAAGACGCTCTGCGGCTGGCCGTGGGTGGGACTGACTTTGTCGGCAAGTACCCCGACCTGGCGAAGGCCGTGGAGGAAACGCTGGCCAAGCACTACCCGCTGGAGAACGTGGCCATAGACGATGCGCTGGCACAGAAGATTGTGGCTGGCATGCGGGCCGTGGAGGCGCAGTGTGAGTGACCGCAAGCAGTGCAATAAGTGCCGGCAATGGAAACTGTTCAGTGCCTTCAGTCCAGTGAGGGGCGCACTTCAGCCAACCTGCAAGGAGTGCAGAAACATCGCACAGAGAGCAAAGCAGAGGCCAGCTCCTGTGCATGAGAAGACTTGCGGTTCATGCAAGCGAACGCTGCCGGCGGACGCATTTTGGAAGTCGAAGAGCAATTCGACTGGATTGCAGAAAGAATGCAAGGAATGTCATTCAGCGCGCAAGGAATCGGTACGATATCCGGTAACGCTTGACGAGAAGACTTGCCGTGACTGCGGAATCACAAAGCCGGCCAGTGAGTTCTGCCTGGATCCAAAGCGAAAGGGTGGCCTGCGGTCTGAGTGCCGGCCATGCACAAGCGCAAGGACGCGGGCTTCCGTTTACAGGCTGCCGCTGGATACCGCACGGCGGATGTGTGCTAGGGAGGCGTGCGACATCTGCGAAGAGCCGTTCACAGACCTGAGCAATAAGCACATCGACCACTGCCACAGCACTGGGGCAGTGAGGGGTGTCTTGTGCCGTGGCTGCAACCGCCTCCTTGGAGAGGCCAAGGACAGCGCCGGCATCCTAGCCAGGGCGATCTACTACCTGTCAGTGCCGCAAGATGTTGGACGCATTGTGAGCGCAGAACATGTCGGATGATAACAGCGAGCTAGACACGCCGTACTCGTTGCTTAACGCCTACCAGAACCTCGGCATGGTGGGCTACATCAACAGCCCGCGCGAGCGTGGGCTGTTCTCGGAGTCGCAGCGGCAGCCTGTTTATTCCGAGCCGAATATCGCAGGCTCCGGCAAGGGGCAGCGCGCTGCACTGTGGGCATACCTGAGAGCGCTTGACGCAGGCGCGTACACAGAGAAGCAGGACGAGCCGGACTGTACGTCCCATGCAAGCCGGAACGCAAGAGACACAAGCCGTGCCGTTGAGATCCTGGTGAAACGCGAGGCGGAATCCTTTATGGACCGCGGAGCCACCGAGCCAACGTACGGGGCCAGGGGTCATGCTGGGGCAGGCATGTCGCCAGCAAGGGCTGCGATGTTTGAAAACAAGAACGGGTTCTTGATTCGACAGAAATACCCGTCAGTCGATCTTTCGTCGTACAGGGGCGCAATCGGCGCGAGCTGGGGCCGGGCCGGCGGTGTGCCTAAAGATGTCCTTGACCTGTGCCAGGCTAACAAGGTCGGCATCATTAGGCAGATCAGGACGATCTCAGATGCTGTTGACGCACTGTTCAACGGCTACGCTCTCATGTCCGGCCAGTACGCCGCGTGGTCGCCATCGCCCAACAAGGACCACATCCACCAGCGCGTTAGTCCTGGCTGGAATCACGCAATGGCGACGGTCGGGATGGACTTTACTCGGACCTTCTGGCCGTTCGATGTGTTCTTCATCGTAAACAGTTGGGGGCAGTGGAATCAGCGGCCGAAGGAATGGCCCAAGGATCTCCCTGCGTGGGTGCCAGGGATGATAGTGACTAAGGCAGAGGACTGGAGCGTGTGTGTGGAGGCTGAGGACTGCTACGCATACGGATCCATCGACGGCTACCCGCCGCAGAAACTGCCTGACTACGGAACCGTAGGACTGCTCCGCCATGGCTAGTCTCCTGCTCTGGATCCTGTCGTTCTTCTCGCCGGCTGACATGACAGCCAGGGTGGCGGTCGAAGCAGCGTATGTGCTGCATACTCAGGAGTTCCCGGGCCCGAGCAAGCAATGCTGCGGCGCCTGCAAGAACGGCCGCATCGTCCACGGCGACGGCCACTCTACCCCCTGCCCTTGCCCGCCTGATTGCAAGTGCAAGACCAAGGGGGCGGTGGTTCACCCGCCGTCAGTCCTCAAGTGCGTGGATGGGAAATGCTTGCCACCGAGGTAGCCGATCAGTGCCTGTACGAATCCGGTGCCCGGGGAATCAGTAGGCATGCCAGAGAGGTGGCACTTGTGGGCCTGCTGGTGGTGCCGGATGGGGCGGTTTCTATGCGGGAGTATCGCCGCCGCATTAAGGAAACCTACCTCAAGGCCAACCCGGAATGCGGCAGCTTCTTCATCATCTTCGTCCTGCCTGTCCTCATCTCGCTCGTCAGCAACTGGATCGCCAAATGGATTTTGGATCGGAAGGACATGAAGGCCATTCGGAGTCAGGCGTTCGACGCACTCATCGACTCATCGCCACACTGGATGGACACACGCACATCTATCAGTTTCCCCCCGAAGAATCAGACCGAGCCGTCCGGATGATCAAACTGCATGTCGAAGAGGGGCAGTTGCATCCCTACGCTGGGCTCATGTTGGTGTCCATGATTCGGAGGAGCAGCGATGTCTGAGGTGGAGATGTGGCTGGTGGTGATGAGCGCCGTAGCAGCGGTGATACCGTGGGCGTTCTCTATCCACGCCAAGGTGGCGGTGATTGCCAATGCGGTGGAGAGCCTGCCCGAGATGGTGCAGGAACTCCGCGAAGCACTGGCGGAACATGAGGACAGACTGGACGAGCATGAAAAAGAGATCGCGGCTCTCAAAGCATCGACAGACACTCGTCATTGAGTACATCCCGCTAGCTCGGATGCTGGCGAAGTTCTTTCTGAAAGCCCGGCCAGGCTGGCAGAAGTCTGTGCTGCTGCCTGACCTAGAGGCCGAGGGATTCCTGGCCCTGACAAAGGCAGCCCGCACGTACGACAAGACCAAGCTGCCGTACCCCAAGGCGTACTTCGCACGGGCGTGCATGAACGCCATGTACAAGTGGATCCGCAAGCAGAACCGCCAGCCCGCCGACTGGAAGATCAGCCTGGAGGAAGCCAGCGATTTGCTCCCGGTCATTGAGTCGCCGGACTATTTGCAGATGGCCATCGATGACCTCGGCCCCGACGCCGACCTGGCCACGGATCGTTTCCAGAATGGCCACACGCTGCGGACTATAGCGGCCGACCACCGGATTTCATTGCGGCTAGCCTCTGTTCGTAGCCGGGCCCTCGCAGCTCGTCTCGCGGAAGCCTTGGAAATCCGGCTTTCGCCGCGCGGGCCATCAGGTGAACATCCTTTACGTGGTAGTAATCGGAACAGCCCTTCTTCCTCCGCGGCTTCCGCACGCCATCGTCCATCAGGGCGATAGCAATCTGGTATAGGCTCTTGCCTTCCTCTCGCATGGCCAGGGCACGGTGGCAGACAGCCTGCTCCTGCTCGTCAGGCTCCCACTCCAGGCCAGCCTTGGTCTTCCGCACTGACCAGCCATAGGGGCGAAGCGGACCATAGGGTAGGCCGCTGTTGCGCTTGTAGGCGTAGACCTCCCGCTTCCGCTGGCCGTGCATGTCGGACTCCAGCTCGCCGGCTGCCACCACTACGGACAGGAAGAACTTGCCGTGCGGGCCCGAGAGATTGGACGGCAGGTCCAAGATGACCAGGGTGACGCCGAGCTTCTCCCACTGCTCGCGGGTGACGGCGAAGTCATACATCCGGCGGAAGGCACGGTCGATCTTGGTGATGACCACCGTGTCGCCTGCCTGCAAGGCGTCGTACATCTGCTTCCCGAACGGCCGGGCGTGGAGTCGCACGTTGTAGGCGGAGACATCCTCGTCCACCCACAGCCGATGCTCCTTGTCAGTAACCCAGTCCAGGAGCCGCTTGGTCTGCGCCTCCCGGCCGTTCTCCTGCTTGTCCGTAGATACCCGAGCGTATAGATGAATCATTGCGAGCTAGACCACCAGCCAAGGAAGAAGATGATGACGCAACCGACCATGAAATCAGCGACCGGACTCACTTGCGAACCTCCAGTAGTATATGCCAACAGATATCCTGCAACCTCCCCGCCAACAGGACGAGGATGGCAGTTGCCAGGATGTGAAGCAGCCTTAGTACATCCCTGTACATGAGAGACTCCTAGCAGACAGACAGTTCCGGGGCGGCACCCCAGACATTGGTAGACTTGGCAAGCACACGCTTGCCGTCAGGATCGACATACAACGTGACGGCACCATCGCTGGGTGGCGTCGGCTTGCCCGAGTGGTTGACCTCCGGGAAGGCGTCATCGGACTGAAGCAGCAGGCTCATGGCCGTTGGCCCGATGGTCGCTGCGAACCGCTTGTACGCAGCCAGGACATCGTCGGCAGGCGACTTGGCCTGCACTGCGGCGTCAAGCCCGCGCTTGGATTCGGCCATGCCGGACGCATTGACCGGCCAGTTGAATCCGGAAGCCACCTTCTCCAAGTCAAAGAACCACTGCATCACTTCAATGTCAGTCATCACCACACCCCTTCTGTTAGAACTTCATCCACCCCTCGCTTCGCCTCCGCCAGCGTGCGATATTTCCCAGGAACAAACGGCCCATCATTCGCATCCGTGTAGTTGTGGGCACGGATGATGTAGCCCGTCCGTGTCTTCAGAAAGATTTCCTTGGACCGATCAGCCCAACTCTCAAAGTCCTCTTCGATCACCCGGCCACGGTAGGCCCAGGTCTTAGGATCACTTCGGGACATCGGCTACCTCCTGGCTGTGGAAACAATCGATCACCGCCCGCACGTCGGGCATGCGCCCTGCGAGGCAGACTTCGACAACTGCTCGGCGCTCGGTGTTGGGAAGACCCTACTGGAAGGCAGCAGGGTATTGCCCTTGCGGACGTTGGCCCACATGCCGCTGCTCATTGCACCACCATGAACCACGGTGTAGCCGCTGGCTTCGGCTTGCGCGTTGGCCAGAGGGTCACCGGGCACCGCGATCACGGCACGCTCGCCGAACCGCTGGCGCACCACGCTGGACACGGCCTCGGTTGTGGCTCGGGCATCGGCCCCTGCCTCGGCAACCCACGCCTCGCATGCTTGCTCGCTTGTGAGTGTGTTGTGCATGTGGTTCAGCACCTCGGCCTGCAAGGCTTTCAAGAATGCCGGCGTGACATTGTCCCTGTCCATGTTCAGAGGGATTTTCTGAAGCACATTGACACGGTACGGCATGTCGCACTCAACAACAGGAACGCCAAGTTCAAGGATCTCGCCACCATCCGAGCCGTCGTACACCTCAACGTCGCACGTTCGCATGGTGCGGCGCAGGTTGCCATCGGGGTCGGCAATCTCCGTAGGCAGGCGGCATGAGAATCGGCACAGTGAATCGCCGCGTCGTATGGCCTCGCCGTTAAGGGTGGTTTCAACAGGCGGGATAGTGCGGCGCAGGAAATCCACCGCATCCTCGTACTCGCTGCGCGTCATCTTCATGCACGCCTGGAATAGCGTCCCGACTTCGCGGTTGGCGCGAGTCTTCCTGCGCTCGCCGCCGTCGAAGACAATGCCACCGCTGGTGCTAACAATGGACGCACTGGAGCAGATGGCCAGTACCAGTTTCTCGCCCAGGCAAAAGCGTCCGCGCTTCTCCGCATCCCCAGCTCGGCGAGACTTGGCGAACATGGTGTAGGAGTGTGCAAGGTCATCGAATCCCTCGCCCCAATCCTCCACCGAGATGTCCACCGCGGGCCGACCATCTACGGGCGTCATGGTGATGGCCACCCTGTCGGTGCCGCTGTCCCATGCGTTGCTGACCAGCTCGGCGATGGCGAACGACTTGCCGCGCCGCTCCAGGATTGCAGCCAGACCATCCCGATCAACGTCAAACCACTGGCTCATCACTCACCTCCTTAAAAAGGAACCACCTGTTTCTGTTCGACATCCTTCAGCACATTCAACACCACCCGTGCCTGGTTGAACACATGGGTGGCGTTGTCATCGTCCGGCCCGAACATGATCTGGTCACGGGCC